GGGCCTGTAGCAAGGCCTTCCATGTCAATCATCAAGTCCATGCTGTATTATAGCAGGTCACTGTGACGTTGTCAATTAACCAATTACCCAAGTTAATGGCTGGCTGGCATCCACATAGTTTACCAATTGACCAATGAGATCAGCCATGGCTTCTTTGGCTTCGGCTTTCATGGCAGTGCCATTTAGGGTACCGCCGCCTTGTGGGCCTGCAATTTGCCCAAACTTCTCACGTGCTTCACCAATGATCATCTTGCAGTTGGCTACCATGTAGTCCTTGATCCATTGTTGGATTTGGAAATCGCTGAGCAAGTTGATTTCTGGTTTCAAGTTGTAAGTCCATAGCAACACAGCTTCTCCGGTGTTTTTGGGATCACGAATCAACTGCAACTTCTTTGTGACAGGATTGTAGGTGTAGTTCATGTACCCACCAAACATTCTAGCAGCCAGTTCTACATACTGTGAATAAAAGTCGTAAGTGGCCAGGCCACCAGACACGTTGAAGTTCATCAAATAAACATTCAAGCTGGCCTGGCTGAACGGATCAAAATTACTTGCGTATGGGCCTGTGGCATCACCAAACGTTCTACGAAAACACTGTCGCACACTGATGACTTCTTGAGGCAGTGTGTAAACGTTTTCGTCTTTGACCAAGTAAAAGAAGCTGTAACTTTCCTCATAGGCATTATTGGCACGTTGACGATAGGTGCCAATGGTTTTTTGATACGCGGCTTCGTAGTGCTCGGGATCAAGTTCCAGATCAATGATCTGTGCACCCAGCTGAAGTTGTACATACTCATTGAGATTTTGCTTGAGTTGAGATAATGTGTCTTGCTGTTCTGCCATGATTTAATCCTGTAGTTGCATATTTAGCGCATTGATCGCAGAGGGCAGCCAGGTAGAAAAATCCAAGGGCCAGCGTTTTTGCCAGGCTGCAAGTAATTGTTGATTGTGTATGGCAGCTTGCTGGCATCGAACAGCCAAATTGGGATATGATCTAGCGTGTCTTAAATTTTGAACTGCATATTTTAGCCAGTCTTGAATTTTATCAGCCCCGTTGACTCCTGTTTGATAGGTATTTTCATATCCATGATCTATTACATCATCTAGTACATCAAACCCCAACGATTTCAAGTAACTGATTGTAGTTCTGCAAGCATACAACATCCAAGGGGCTGGCGTTTGCAATGCTCTAAAAGTTTTTTCACTAAACGTTATGGTGTCGTCACCAGCATAGGTTTCAACTACAAGATTAACCCAACTCTGCAAATTTGCTGTTTCAAAACTTACCATGCGATTTAAAATTGGACTGTCACTGGTACTGCCTGCATTGTAGTTCAGGTAATCTTGTTCAGTGATTCCACGAACATTAACAAACTCTTTGAGAATTGCCTGACGTTGAGAATCTCCACGGTTTATACTTAGATGAAGATTTTTTTGGGGCAGAAATTCCCCGTTGGGTTGATAATAAAAAATTCCCCAGTAGCTGTCAGGCAACTTACACACAGTACAGTCAGGGGTAGATAAAACTTTGTTGTCAGTTATAACAACTGTGTTTTCTGGAAACCGTTGGTTGGAGTTTTTTAATGTCAACACTGAGTAGCAGGTGTTAAAGTCGTCTCCTAATCTTACAACTGCATTGTGCAAGCCAGCTTGCCAACAAACTTTAGCGTCGTCAATTTGTTTGTACCCAAGGTTGCCTATTAGGTCTTGAAGCAGTGCCGCAACGTTTTGCTCACGCTGAAGGCAACTAGATTTAATGTATGCCTCGCCTTGATACACATCATCAATCATTGAATGATCTTTTTCTAATTGGAAATATTTTTTGAACAGTCACATGTACTGGACAAAATTGGCACTGCGGCACCGGATCATCAAGTGTTTCCCAAAACTGTTTAGAATACTCATCGTAGTTTTCTACAGTCAGTGGTTTGTACGAACCTAATATTTCTCTTTCGCCAGGCCACAACGGCAACGGATGTTGTCTATCAAATTCTGGTAATAATGCAACTGGGGCACATTTGTAAAGTTTGCCTTTGACAAAATGATAACTTTTCCACTTTACAAAGCCGCATGCCTGATGCGCCAAATTGGGATCGCTTCGGTGTATAGTTAATTGTTTTCGATAGTCTACGCGAAGGGCTGAAGGACCAAACTCATCCTTGATAAACACTCTTACTGTTACACCATTTACATCAACAAAAGACCACCCGTCCCAATTGTCTGAATCAGTTATTGAAGTTTCTTTAACTGGCCCTTGTAAAAAATTACAGATGTCTTGTTTTAAGGTTTCAAGTTCTTCAAGATTGTGTAAGCTAACTCCAATGTGATTCATCACTCCGTTGCTGTCAACATATTTCAACAAGGGGTACAATTCAGGCATGTGTTTGAATCTTGTGCCATTGGTTAGAATTTGAACACTAGTGTTAAATGTCTTGTTTAGTCCTTGTACCCAATCTACCAGCGTGGGATTGAGAAAAGGCTCACCGCCCATTATAGTAATAGCAGTGAGCTTGACTTGTTTGCTCCACTGTTTGTAAACGTCAGCATAGTCGCTCCAACGTTGCCATCCAGTGAATTTGTAGTTGTTAAATCTGTTGCAATTATCGCAGGTTAAATTACAAACATTGGTGATATAAAAATCAACCTTGTTGGGAATGACGTGCATTACCTATTTATAAATTACCAAGACTTGAGTATAATCAAATTCTCAGTACCTCGAGCATTCCATGCAGTTTCTGTAGTAGTAAGCTCTTTAAACATCTTACGTGCCGCTGGCTTGCCCGCGGCCTGCATGGCCTTGACCACGTCCTGTGGTTTGCGCACAGTTTTTTGCAGGGTTTCTGCTGTAGAAAAACCAATGATGCTGTTGCTCTTGACTGTGAAGGCCTTGGCATATTCATCTGCTACCAAGTGAATCAATTTGCGTTTTTTAGTGTCATACAACCAAGCTTCGCTCTTGTCCACAAGGCTTGCAGCCGGTAATGATTTCAATTTGAGTTCAGCAAATTCTGCCAGAATCTTAAACTTAGCCGCACGTTTTTCGGGTGGCACTGCTTTGACCTTGCGTGGCTTGCGTTCCACTTTCTTGATCTGTACATAAGCACCGCAGTCGTTGATCACAGCTTCGCAGAACTTGATTACGTTGCGCATTTGAATCTTGGAGAGATGACTGTAGCCCTCAACCAGTTGTGCATCCTTACCTTCTACCACACGTTCAAACTCTGACAGTTTGCGTTTCCAGTTGTCAGAAATTTGACTGACCATTTGTGGCGCTATGTTCAATCCACGCATGATCACCACAGGCTTGAAGTCTGCGGTCATCTTGGCACCACTCAACAAGAACTCGTCAAACAAGCCCTCTAGCTCACCGTCGCACTCGTTGGCTTTTTCACGCAGACGATCTTGAATTGTGATCTTGGGCGCCACTGGTTCTTCTGGGGCTTCTTCCACTGTGTTTTGTTTGCTGTCCAGTATTTCTCTCAATTGGCTTTGTAATCTAGCCTGTTCGCTGTCGTTCAACTCCAGGCCCAGCATGGTCATGCGGCACAACCAGCCTGTGGTCAAGCGGATGGCCGAGTCAGGAATGCCTTTGAGCAGTCGCACATCGGCCTTTCGACCATGTGTTTCCAAATAATTCACAATCATGTCACGGGCATCTTTTTTGCCGTAAAAATAATTGTACCAGGTGAACGCTTTGCTCAATGCTGTGATGCGATACTCAGTGGGTTGGACTTGCCAAGTTGGCTCCATCCCAAGAATGTTGGTGTCGGAACTGCGGGGGTTTAGCAGTTTAATTTTGAATGTGGTGCTCATGTGTGTCCTTACTTATTTTACAGTTAAATCTCGGCACAGTTCAAACAATTCCGTGGCACGTTTGAGTTTGAAGTTTTTGTGGTTGTACATGTACTTTCGTTTGCGCTCTGCAACATCAAGAGCCTCCATCAGCCGCCATTTGGTGTCAAAGTCTGACTTCATCAAAATACGATTCATGTCAACAATGTCCAGGCTGTATTCCACCCATTTTTCTGTGGCTTTTATTAGGTCATAGGGCACAACTGCTTTGGACTTGTTGGCAGTAGAGTACTTTGCAACAAAATTTGCTGCCTTTTGCATACGGACTCCTGTAGTGAACAAGTGTGTATTATAGCAGATAGTGATTATTTGGTCA